GAGCTTAAATTCTGGGTAGAAGAACGCAGAAGTAAATTATGATTTTCGGTTGAAAAGTTTAGCGAACCAGCTTGGCTTTGGTTGTACTACTCTGTTTTCCATGCAAGCTATTTTTGCGTACATGTAATGAATCTTGTCTAGGCAGTGGGATATAAAAACACTTTGTTGATAGTTCTGTCTAAGACCTGCCTCTACATGTCTCTTCAGTTCATCTACATCGTTTATTTGTAGGGCATGGCGTACCATCTTCTCCATTTCAAGCTCCTCTTCTACAGTAGGAGGTTTAGCTAGTTCTAAAACGTAGGAAAAATCTTCAGGTAATTTACTCATCTTAACCCTGATGAAGAATGATTCCACACCCTCTCTTTGATAAAGGCAACTGCTTGGTCATCTAGAGAGTTATCTGTCTGTTTAGCTAAGGAAGTAAGCAAGCTGATAATCATCTTCTTACCTGCCTCACTTCTCAAGTAAGCGTAGAGAATAGGCTTTAAAGGACTCAGAAGTTTTCGCATAGGTACTTGTAGCACTTACATACACTATACAAACTTGCTACTTTTAGACCGTCGTTACCTAAAGAGACCTAAATAGCCCCTGCATGATCCCCCACTGGCAGGGGTTTTTTAGTGATGTTAATTATAATCTCTTTCTCCAGTCCCCTCTACTGTTTAACACTACTGCGACTTGTTGCTCAAGCTTATTTAAACGATTAAATATCTCTCTAGTATCTCTTTGCTTCCTATTACTAACGTTACTAGCTGTCATTAGGACCATAGAAAAACAAGCCCCTACGATTGCCGCAATAATCTCTGTCATCTAGATTGCTAGAGTATTGCATTTATCTTATGGCAGAACCCAAGTCAACACAAAACGACGTTCCACCAAAGGAAAAGAAAGTAGCTAAGAAAGAAGGTGTACTAGGCAAGCTTCAGGAACTTACACCCGATAAGGATGAACAAATTCAAATCATAGGTGTAGCAGTGCGTTTGGGCATTGTTGTATGGTCTGGATTCTGCTTGACTTTGGCGTACATAGATATCCCAGGATTCGCTAAACAAACATTTGATCCCACGTTCATTGCTTCGATATTTACATCAACATTAACGACTTTTGGCGTCCAAGCTGCATCTAAAAAAGGCGGAAACGGAATTACCAAGGAGGATATGGAGAAAATGATGGCTGCAAATAATGGCGGTGGCGCGTATCAGACCATCAGAGTAGTAACACCTCTTAAGATAGAAGGAGCCGAGGTCGTTAAATACGATCCAATAACAGGCAAAGAAATTGACCCCGTATCAGGACAACTAAAACCATGAGAAAACTACTTCCACTGCTTTTGCTGTTAGCCACACCAGTGCAAGCCGATATTCGTCACTCCATAAAATCGAGTGCGACTATTACTCTTGATCCTGCTTATTCTTCTGCGACAAGAATAGGTTCAACTTATTCAGTCTCAGGGTCTAATGTCACGCCAAGTACCACGGTTTCAGGTACAACAACTAGCGGAGCAATTGGATCGCTAACTACTACAAGTCTGACGGCAGGAGTCCCTGCGATTGTGGACACAAATCTAGCCATAACCACTGCTGGATCTGCGTTCTCAGCGGTTGAAAGTTACACCCACGGGGATGCAATCCAATCAGCCACGACGGTTAGCTCTGGTGTAGTTGGCTCGCTCCCTTCTCTTGGTTCTACTGTTACAGGTTCGGGCGGAGTGAACGGAGGAACGATAACGAGTTTGACAAGCGGCGTGCATACCTGTAGTGGAACTATGGGTGCTGGTTCTAGCTGTACTGCAACAAGCATTATCGAAACACTTGTGGACTAATGAAAGTAGACCTCAGAGATTTCTTTGAAGCTTTCGACAAGGGTGATCCTTATCACCTTTGTGCTGTCGGTGAGCTTTATAGTTTGATCTCTGACACTAACCCCGAAATTTTAGATTCTGAAAACGAATGGTTTCAAACTTGGAAATGGGGAGGAAAGAGGGATTTAAGAACGGGGGCTAAATTAAATAAATGAAGCGTTATTTACTGCTATTTATATTATTAATTCCCTCAGAAACCCTTGCAGTGCCTGTAGTCCCGAACTTTTCGTCAGGCACTATGAGCGCGGTCACACGTACCACAAGTATTGTTACGGAAAATATTTCATCCCACGATTATAATACTGGACACACTTACACCTTGAATGGGACAGGCTTATCAATTGATGGCAACATTTCACCCGCCCCAACAACTACAACCCAAACAATCAACGGTACTAATTACACGTGGACAGGCGCAAACCTAACCAACAAACCATCAGTCACACTCACCACGAACGGAAATCCCTTCCAATTCGTAGAGAGTTATACGGGTCCAGGGTTGTCAAATGTAACAAACATAATTCGGACAACAAATATAGAAAGCGTTACAGAAACTACCTCAGTATTCTCACAATAATAAGTGTAATTTTATCCCCTAAAGTATTAGCAAATACTTCCCAAACTGCTGCTCCTGTCGCTAATTCCAGTGGTTCGGTGACCAATATGGCGATACAATCCTTACAAGGAAACTTAATACAAAATCAGTATGGAGGTAATATTTTATGCCAAGGTCCAATGTTAACTTTTAGCCCATTTGTTACAGATAGTCATCAGTATTCCGTTCCACGGGAATATTGGTACTCTCAACCTCAATACGGAGATGATGGAGAAATAACTCACTACACGCAAAACAGAACTGGACAGAAGGACAACCACGCTTTGAACCTCGGTTTTTCTATGACCTTCTCCATCCCACTAGATAATTCACTTCAAAGAAGGTGCAAGCAAAGTGTCGACACTCAAAATGCTAGAACAAAACAACTGCTCATGGATTCACAACTCAATTATCACATCGCACGGCTCAAAAATTGTGGGGAACTTAAGTTAAAGGGCATAGAGTTCGCTGAAAATAGCCCATTTTTTAAGTTATGCCAGGACGTTGTTGTAAGACCTAAGTTGGGTCAAGTCCTACCGCACCGACATAATATTCCAGTTACTTCTTCCTCTTCTTCAACGGTGGTAAATCCTTCTTCTTCCGATAAGCGTTAGCTCTAATCTCTGATTGAGTTGGTTTGTCAGGTTTCTTTCCTAATAGCTTTTGTACTCTGGTCATTACTTGTTTAACAATCGGCTTTACTACACGTAACAAAATCGGAGTTGAAGCCGCTGCACTCGTTGCAATTATTGCAATCGATCCAACTTGAACCACCTGCGGAACACTTGGGATAGCATCAACAATCTGCTCAGCGAAAGTAACTTCTGAATATTGAGTGACGCAGGTATTCCCAACTAATTCATATCCTGTTATCTCTTTCGTCCCCTTCCCGTCAGGAACCTTGGTTCCGATTTCTGGAGCATCAGGAGGCGGGCAATCCTCGCTTTTCTTGGGGGCTGGTGGTGGCTCGTCTGTTGGTGGCGTTTCTGGTTCTGAGTGTCTCTGAGGTTGTGATTCCTCAATTGGAACAATGCTTTCTGGCGTGTAGTCCATTGCGTTGAAACTTGGGACACCCCCTGGACAAAGCGTGACATTACCTTCAGGATCATTCGTTATTAGCGCATCATTTTCATAGTCGCCTTGCCTAGTTGTGACGCAAGGCATCTCAATAATTGGAAACCCTAGAGGGACAACAACAGGAACATCTGGAGCATTTAAAGATGGATGGATATATATTCCTGACTGAATATTTGGGATATTAATCCCCTTAATTTGAATATCAGGTATTTCGCTCATTATCCTTCATCTCATCAATAATCATATTAATTAATATCGTTTTGCTGTAATGACTATTCGTTCCAGCAAGTTTCTGTAGTTGCTTGCTAGTTAGCTCTCTTAAGAATCTTGCATACCCCTCAAAAGGTTCAGGACTCTTATAAACAAATAATCCCCCTAGTAAATCCAGCATCTCTTTCATTTTTTCTTGAATACTTCAACAGCAGAACCACAGTCGGGACAACTTAAAAAAGTAATCATTGAAAATTGCTCATCTAGTTCCCATTCACCGTCATAATCATCAATATCAACATCAGATTCCCAACTTAATTCTGTTTTGCAGTGCCAGCAGTTCATTTTTTCATCTTGCGGTCAAAGTACAAGTCTATTCTCTTTTTGCCCCAGTACAAAGCCACGATCCAAAGAGTAAATAAAAACCCTTCGGCATAGCTCATTGAGTGCCAAGCGTTAGTTGCTGCTTCCATCAGTTTTTGGGGGTAAAGTGCCGAGAGATCTTCTGACCTCCCTTAGTTCTTCAAAGTTTTTCTGTTTTGTTCCCCCGTCATAAGGCCACGCATAACCTTCCGCAATCATCTGCTCGTTTAGTGAAACAACTCCACTACCGACGTATATCCATCCTAATAATCTTCCATATTTTCCAGTTGCTCCTTTATCCAGCTCCGTCCGAAGCGTTAATTCATAGCCGTCGTTAACTGCATCATCCAATTTATCCTCTAACCAGTAAGTAGCATCCGTACCAAGCTTTTTCTCTTCCAAATCCCTGGTGCGTTTTTCTGGTGTATCTATTCCTGCTACTCGAACCCGTTGCTTAATAGATAAGTCAAAGCCGAGATCAATGGTTACATCAATCGTGTCCCCATCTACAACACGATCCACTTTGCTTACCTTGTAGTTCCAGCAACTAATACGATTTGGGGGTTTTAGTTCTGCCATTAGAATTTTGGAATGGGAGCCGTGGGAAGAGCAGGGCCAGTTAAAGCTTTCGGTATAGGGAGCGATTCTGTTAAGTTTCCTATGAGTTGTTTTTTAATCTTTTCTTGGTTCTCTTCATTTGTAATCCAAAGGTAGCCAAACACCCCTCCGCCTGAGATTGCAACAACAAGCAAAAAGGAGATTACACTTAAAGCATTGATAATCTTTTGCATGGAAGGAATTTGGAGAGAAGCTTTTTTTAAAGCCCTTACACCCATAATTGTAATTACCTTTGCAAGCCTGGCTGCTTTATTACCGCTTTATATGATGGGTAACGTTATGATTATGCGTTCGGATCAGTCGGCCATAAGGTGATTCCTGCTGTTCTTTTGCCATCTTTATCATAAGTTCCATCAATTAATTTCTTTAACGCTGCCACATCAGAACAAGCATTGATTTCATCTTCCCTTGTCTTACATGTTGTTCTTATTGCGTCCCTATAAGTCACTATTGCGGAGGGGATCGATGTTGTCTTCTCAGCTTTGCGTGTAACGTACCAATCATATTTAGCTAATAGGCTTCCTGCCTGTTGTTTCTGTTGTCTAACCCATTGTGTTTTTAATCCTTCGTTAATTACCTGATTGCCGTCTGAATCTTTTATTAATTTGCCATCTGAATCTTTAGCATTTTCATCAGTAAGCCTCTTTGCATTACCTACGCCCCAATAAAACCGTTGGTCGTAAGTCGCCTCATCAGCAACTTCAGTAATGCCGATCTTTTTCTTTTCATCAGCAGTTGCAAGCCTTAACCAGTTGGCAGGGTATTGCGTGCCATCGGACGTTTTAAAAGCAACGTCTACAGCTAAAGGTTTTGAATCAAGTTGAAAAGCCATGAGTTTAGTTTAGCGGGCGTTGGCGTATCTGAAAGGTCGTTCAGCTATAGCTAAGTATATATAGGTTTTACCACTTCCATTTATTGTGTCATTAGTGCCTCTCATTTTAAATCCATTAGAAAGGAAATCTAATTCTCTTGCAGCAGTTGAATTATTTTCTTCTGTATTCGTATTAGGTACTAATAAATGATGAACCTTATTATCAGGGTCTCTCACATTATCAAAGATATTCCAAGCTTCAGCATGAGATGAAGACTTACTTAGGACGAAAGCAGGTTTAAATCCTGTATAAATAAAAGTACCATCAGCACTTCCGTTCCCTGTATAGCTACCTACCTTGCTGTAACCTTCTACGCTTGCAAAACAGTAAGCCACCATGGTTTGACCAGAAGTGTTTCCATCATTCCTACCCCAGAAAACAGTGCTGCTAGGTCCATTTCCACTGCCATCTGCAAAATAATTTGTAGAACTTGCTGCGGCATTAGTCTCAGGTAGGTGCATATATTTACTTATGCCAGAAGGTTTATTATAGACAACCCAATTCGTACCATTACTTCTAGTCTTGATTAGAATCAGTTCTGGAGCGACACCTAATCCATGAGCCATTGAAGCTGGCGTAGATCCTGTACCTGTCCACGTAACTATGGAGAACCCTGCCGTAGGATTAGCGTTAACCACTGTGTCGTTATCACCTGCAGTTAAAGTCTGATTACTTCCTGCGCCTTTCCAGTTCCAAGCAGCATAAGTATGTGTATTTTCATTAGTTGTACCAGCATCTACAACTGTAAAACCATCTGAAGTAAAGGCTGAGATACTACCTGCAACTGTACTCTCCTGATCAGCAGTATTTGATGCCAGTCTTTTCGTAGCTCCCCTTACAGTGTCTTGTACCTCATGGTTCTCAGCAGAATTACGTTTCTTTATCCAAGTAAAATTCGGAGCGAAACCAACAGGTACTGTTCGAGATGAACCTGTTCCTGTATAAAGAACAGTATTGAAATAATCACTACCTTTTTTAATCGTTGCTTCAGATAGGTTTGCTGTACATAATGCTTTAAATCCTGTTGGTGGTGTATAAGCGAAACCTTTCTGTCCAAAATTAACTGAAATAGTTTGAGTACCTCCTCCAGTTGTATTAGAAAAAGTAGGTATAACTGTTCCTGTTACATTATCCCAGACAGAACCAGAACCACTAACAGGATTACCAGAATTAATCCAAGTATTATTTTTACCTACATACCATTTACCATTATCTAAATCAAGAGCAACAGAAAACATATCTCCTGGCTCAACAGCAACTCCCATAGTAGTATCTTCAGTTACACTACCAGCATCATTATAATATTGTCTTTGAGTATTTCCATAGTAATACCAAGCCTTACCCTCCTTCATAGGTATAGGTGAATCTGCATTAGCTAAACCAACACCTAAATGATTACCGCTAGCAGCACTTCGAGCTACATATTTACATTCCCAGTACCATTTACCAGAAGAAATCTCAAAAGTAGAAGCTGTTTTACCTTTAGATCCAGATTGGGTTGCAAGGACGCAATCTAAATTTCCATTAGTATAAGTGCTTGCTCCTGCAGAGATATCATATTGAGATAAAGGATTCAAAACACAATAATTATTTGTAGGTGTATCTATTACTGAATCATTACCATCTCCTGCTGCAACTGAGAAGTTATTAGGAGTCCAGTTATTACTTCCTGCTGAATCTTTACCTAATGTTGTTGCTGTAGTGCCTGAATTATCCGAAAAGTTTAAATAGAATCCATTCGTTCCATAACTGCCAGCATATTTTTTAGGAACCCATTGCCCTGTATCTTCATTTGTTTCGCCAAAATTACTAGCATCTAAAACTTGCCCATCAACAAAATGCACTTCTGAAAGATAACCATCTAAAAAGTCATCTGCATGTGGAGAGCCGCTTTTCCCAATCGTATGAACATAAGAAGCATCATTGACATAAGACGCCAAGTTCTGAGTAGGTTGAACGTTCCATTGCAATTCAGGAACAGTTATTCTTGAACCATTAATCCATAACTGCATACGATCATTAGCTGTAGCAGTTGTAGTATTCCAAATAGCTACGACATGATACCAACCGGCGATATCTCTATATTGTGCATACGTAGTTACATGGAAATCTGTAGCCCCAGACCCAGCATAGTATGCGAAGCTAAGACAATCAGCATCAGAAGAAGTTGCATTATCTCCTTTTCTCCAGTAAATAGCAGTAAGTTTGCCATCTTGGGGACAAGCACGAAATATCGTTTGATGGCTATTATAACTGTTTCGGAGCTGTCCTTTTTTTAACCACCCGCTCCATGTCCATGTTGTTAAGCTACCATCACTCGCAGGAGTTCTATTAAAATAAGCCGAATCATCTTTGTTAAACCTTAAAGACCTTTCAATTTCATAGTCTTTAGCTCCGCCAATTAACAGAGGATTAGGCGAACCAAGTGAAGACATTATTGTAAATCTAGGACAACTTGAGCTGTAATTTTAGAAGCTGTTCGAGCGTGCCAAACGACAGCATCAACCGCATTAGCTCCTGTACTTAAAGTCGGCAAGGTTCCCCCAGCAAAATCCCAATATGATTCTGCGCTCCAAGTCCTTGAGCCTGTTCCATCCTGAGTGATATAGATAACTCCACTTTGACCCGCTGCAACTGTTGTTGGATTTTTTAAAACGAGATTCCCTGTCAAAGTCATGCTGAAATTATTAGCTGTTTTCATATCAATCGTTACGTTGCCCGTCTGATTACCAAGAGCAGAAATTTCTCCAATCGTTCCTTTAGTCGTTACTCGACCATTACCACCTGACGTTCCGCCATTATCAAAGACCAGCGTATTAATTCCGCTAGTTTCGTGCTTTACGTTTTGGGCGTTTAATGTGCTCATGGTTTTGGATTATCGTCCTTTACTTTCTTAATCTTAGCTGTCATATCAGCAGAGAAAGCACCTTGTTTATAAAGGTCGTCTAGCTGATCGCCAATCTCAGGGTATTGATTTTTTCTTGTTGCCTTATAAGCGATAGCAGCCGCAGCAGTATTTAACTCTGTTCTTGCTGTATCAATCTTTGACTGAACAAGAGTTACTTTATTCCCACTGTCATCATAAGCCACATCACCTCTAATAGATTTTACGTTGGGATAAGCTTTAAAAATTGCGTCGTTGTCTAAAGTCATGCTGCCACCTCCATAAGAGTTATTGTTGATTTAGCACTTGATGCTTTATTGATTCTTATACGATCACTACTAGATTCATCAGATACAGCAGCTTGAACTTTATATGTATAAGCAACTCCTGCATTATGAGTACCAATAACATCTAAATAAGTTGGAGTCCAAAAAGATCTCCAAACTGCATTACCGTTAAATGGTCCTATATAAAATCCTTCTGGGCCATTCGTGCCATCATCTTCACCTTGATAAAGTGTTGTAGAATCTCTTAGAAGTCTTAAACCAAATCCACCAGAGGCAGAACTTCTATTAAAAGCCCAAGATATAGAGACTAAAGCTAAAACGGAAGTATCTGCTGCTGTAGTTGTTATTGATTTTGTGAGAGAAGTATCTGTCCAAGTTTTAGAAGTTATATCGTCTAAAGATGTAAAACTAAAGCTAACTACTTTTAAAATCTTGCCAGAACCTCCCCATTCAAGTTCCGCATTTGTTGAGCTGTGATTAGCAGAAGCAACCTTAAGAGCCTGACCTGCTGATCCCGTTGTTGACGGCACTTTTAAGGTGATGTCTGCGGAAGGGTTCGCTGCTGGCCCGTTAATAATCGTTCCGTTTCCAGAACTATGTTTTAGTTTTACGCTGCTCATGGTTTTTTGTTATCAGCTTTTACTTTTTTGCAAGCTGCATAATACGCCTTTATTTTAGTATCATCTCCTTCATTATTCCAATACAAAGCATCTGCTAAATCGGTTAAAGGAGGATATAAAACCTCTCTATCTCTTTGATATTTATTATTTGTATATTCAGTATTTAATCTAGTTAGTTCTGCGTTTATTTCTGATTCTGTTGGTATATCAGTGCCAACTATATCTTTATAATTCGTCCCAGACCATGTGTACTGTTTACCCGGTCTTAACGAGACTAAAGCATCGAATCTATCGTAGGTCATGCTTCCACCTCCATAAAAGTAATAGTTGATGGATGACCATCTTCTTGAGCTTTCATAGTGACTTCTCCGCCTGACATCTTTAAAGTAGTTTTATATGTATGAGTACCTGCCCCTGGACTGTCTAAGAAATTCAAGCAAGCATTCCATCTGCAAACGTTATAAACACTAACTCCAGACGCTCTAAATTCTAGTGATGGATCAGCATCGCTATTATAAATTACAGAATAGCCACCTCCGTCTGTGCTTCTTTGTAGCTTCCAAGCCAAACTCAGACCACCTGTAGTAGTTCTTCTACCAACTATATTTTGATTGACTAGAACTAAAACTTTATTTGATCCAGTTGTTGTTATTGATCCAGATAAATTAGTGTCAAGATCTGTATCTACAGTTGTGCTATTAAGCAAAGTTGTTGAGACAGCAGATACTACTTCAAGTATCTTTCCTGCACTTATTCCAGTAACCCCACTATTAGAGATTGCCATTCTCTCAACCCCACCCGTTGAGAATTTAATAGAATCAGCAGCAAAACTTAATCCACTATCTGCATCAGTTCCTTTCAGGCCAGGAGCACCAACACTGCCATCAGCAGTGACTATTCCTGTCGTGCCATTGAGTGTAATTGCCATAATTAGATGTTAGCCGATAAACAGTAAATTAAACAATGGTCCAGTTGGAACCTGAAGGTATTGTCACCGACTGACCGCTTGCCACAGACACAGGTCCAGCAGTCAAAGAGTTAGTTGAAGCAGGTATTGAATACGAACCAGTCACAGTTTGACCATAGTTTAAAAATATCTGGTCTGTTCCTGTTCCTGTAGCACCCCCGCCACCACCAATTTCTCCCCATGCAGGAGAGGAACCAGAATATCCCTCGAAGGAATTTGTAGTTGTGTTGTAGCGGAGCATCCCAACGCTGGCTGATCCAGGTCTTTGGGCGGTAGTCCCATCACAAACCTTGATCGCTGTATTGCTATTGAAATCAGCAGTTCCCGTAAATGTTGGTGAAGCTGTTGGAGCGAGACCAAAGTTAGTCGTTCCAATGCCGCCAACTGCTGAAACCGCTACGTAGGCATTGTTAGCAGCATTTCTTATGTATAAAGTATTATCTCCAGTGTCTGCATAAAATTGATATGCAAATGTTGTCGCTGGGTCGGTTGCATTACTGTTATTAGAAGCAATTGCAGATAGAACACCGTTCAGATCACTCCTTACGGCTGCACCCGTTCCATTAGCAATTACATAATCGTGAGTAGCCACTTACGTCAATTGTTGTAACTCAATACAGTCTAAACCCCTTTGCCGTATCCGGTAGCTGTCCAAGTGAAGTTTCTGCTTACTGCACTTCCATTTGACGCTTTAAAAGTTACTTGGAATTGAGTACCTGTTACAGCTCCCATTTCTACGTAATCTCCAGAAGCCATATTGTTCACATTAATTCCGACACTTGGTAAATAGGTGCTCGTACCTCCACCTAAAGCAGTCGTTCCAGTGAAGAACGGCTTTGTGAACGTTACTGTTTTTGTTCCAGCTCCACTAGATACTGCTGTATTACTTTGTTCGCTTCTTCTTTTTATAGAAGCTGTATAGCCTAATTCATCAACAAGGATGTTTTCATCAACAGCCCCACTGGTTAATGTTGTTCTGAATTGATAACCACGACCCTGGAACGTTCCGTTAACAAAACTTTGCCAAGAACCCCAAGACGCACCACCGCTTGCAGGGTCATCATTAGTGGTTCTTACTTCTAATATTGCGTTTACACTGTTAACTGAAGCTCCGTCAAAATCCTCCCAAGTATCTATATTTGCAAAACGAGAATCTATTAAATCAGCAGGTAGAAAACCTCTTGTTACGAATCTTCTTTCCAGTTCAAGAGCGAAAGCACCCTCTAGGTCCAAGTTATTTAAGAATGTATAAGTTCCTGTTTCTTCTATATTCCCAATGAAATCAAAGTTACCTATAGCATCAACATCGGTTACTGCGTCCCATTCGGCATCACCTGTTAAAGCTAATGCATCATATTCAGTACTGTAAAAAGTATCAACTTTAGCCCCTTGGAATGGAGGTGAATCCTGATCTTCTCTTCTCACATAAACCTGTAAATCACCTATTGGATCTGGAGGATCAACAATGATACTTGTCTCTGATGCACTCATTCTGCCGCCTGAATCGGCAAACTTAACCATCACCTCACCAGCTACAAGAGGTATGACTGTTTCTGTTGTTGCTCCCCCTTTGGAATTTATAAGATCAACACTATTAGTCCAAGTTGCAGATCCATCTGTTTTGCTGGAATGACGAATATGAACTCTTCCGCCACTCTTTACATCTAAATCAGTTGTAGCGTCCCAGCGAAGTCTTGCTGAGTTTTCGTTGATAGGTTCTATGGAGAGATTAGTGACATTTCCAGGGATAGATGTTTTACCTAAAATATCAAAGTTTGCATTAGCAAATTCACTACTAGAACCTATAAAGTTTGTTGCCTGAACTTCTACCTGTAATGCTCCTGCCTTTAATCCTTTTATTTGGAGTGAAGGAGATAAAGTCTTTACCTGTACCCAGTTATTATTTCCCATCCGATAGTTAACTAAATATTCGGCAACATTTTGAACAGGAGGTGTCCAACTCAAATCAAAAGCAGTTAATACATTCGATCCATCTTGATATAAGTGTTCAGTACCAGTGATATTAGTAACTGCACCTGGAGCAACAGAAAGATCACTAATCTGTGGAGTTTCTATCTTCGTGTTGTTTTCAATTGCACTGTAAATACTCTCGTTGTACTGAAGAGCTGTAACACTAAAGATAGTTGAATCGCTCTCTGTAACTGAAATTACTCTGAATTTCTGGGGTACTAAATTTGCTGTTTCAATTAGCCATATCGTTCCGGCAGTCGGTACTTCACTTAAGGAGCTTGATAAAGTTATTGTTGTACCTGTTATTCCTGTTATTCCTTTGGTTTCAACCATACCTGTCGGCATTAATATTGAAATAGTGGGGCTTTCTCCTAGATCAACAGATACATTCTCAGCAGTATCTATAACAACTTGATTGAGGGTTGCAGAATTAAGACGACCACTTCTTCTTTGACCCGCTTTCACTGGATCGGCAATCTCGATTACCATCCCTGGGCGTACCACAACACCGCTATCTATTGAGACTCCAAAGGTAACTGTCTCCGTTAAATTTGCTTCAGCCAGTAGTAACCAATTAGCAGCTCTTTGCGCTTGACCCTGCGAATAACACCCTATTGCTTTTATTTCTGTATTGATGATTCCGTATTTAGATATGGCATCTGCATTTTCTGCATACTCCCATTGGACATCACCTAAAGTTGCGTAGTCTTGCCATGCAACGGCACAAGTTGTATGTCTTGCTTTTTGACCTGAACCTGAGTAATTGAATATCCCGTCTATAACATTTTCTGGTCCTAATAGATACTGAGCGTCTGAAGGTTTATCTTGTAAAACAACTAGACTTCCGGCGGCATAATAACTAATACCTCTAAATAATGAGGTCATTTGCTGTATAACATTGTATATTTCCGCCCTCATATTTAAGTAAATATTACAAGCGAATCTCGGCTCCTGACCTCCTTTTCCATCATTCACTAATTCATTACAATACGTCGAAATATTGTAAAAATCCCACTTATCTAACGAACTTTCTGGTATCCCTGCACCGTAACGAGTAGACACCATTAAATCATACAAACACCAGGCAGGGTCGTTACACCAAGTAGCAGCTCCAAACGTTCCATCCCATATTCCACTATATGTAACTCTTCCTATATGTGTTGTTGTATCGACTGAAGCATTGCTTGGTAATTTTACTTTTATTCCTCGTACTAAATATTTTCTGTCTGGAATACTATTGAACTGTGTTGAGTCAAATTTGAGCCAACATAAAGCACTGTTAGGGTATCTCAGCTTTTCATCTTTTATCTCTGTGTAACTACTCCACCATGTTTGATTAGCTGACTTGCTAGAAGAACCATCAGCAGTAATCCTTGTAAACCTTATGTCAACAGGAAAAGCCCCGTTGATAGGAACCATGAAATCTCGTTGATAAACACTACTAGATTTACCTGAAATCGTTTGTGCAACAGCAGAGTTAAAACCACCTCCGTTGTACTGAATCAAGATATCTATAGAAACACTTGAACCAACGATGTCTCCATCATCTTCAAACTGTTGGAGAGCAGGTATCCTCATCGTTACTCTTACACGATCCACCTCCGAATCTGTGATCTGTTTAGTTACGGGAACAGATTGTTTAACTTCTACGTTTACTTGTTTCTCTACTTCTACTCTTGCCTTGTCGTCGCCTAAATAGGTTTGAGCCTGTGTTCCATTCCTAGTAGCAAAGTCATACCCAGTAAAATTAGCTGACCCAGAAGAACTTAAAATTGGAGTCCCGTTTAGATAAATTCCCTTACCGCCACCTTCAATACCTTCGATTTCACCTTCAGAGATAAGGTCTAAAACTTTTCCGTATTGAACACTTCTTAAGTTATCGTCGGCCTCTGTTGGAACGTGACCACCTCCTCCTTTATTTCCACCACCAGACCCCCTTATCCCTAAACCTAGTCCTGCATTATGTACCCTTATTCCATTAGCAATGAAGGTATGTTGATTCTCTACAGTTAGGTTATAAACAGTATCGAAACCTATTGGTTTCTTACCTGTAATTGGTACTAAGTGATTGTTTTCATTAACAACACAATCATCTGTGTCGAGCGTTCCAATGCCAACAAATGCGTTGAACTGATTTAATACCCAGTGGTTAGGGGTTGCTGTAAAAGAAGATCCGCCCCAGAAGTTGTATTCCCATATCTCTTCGTTTTCATGTTCGTGGACCTTTAGAACTTTTGCTTCATGTATTGCTGATTGATCGTCAAAACTTAATACAGTATCTCCTTCTTTTATCTCCGATATGGGTTTATGTCCGTCAGGAGTGGAAACCAGGGTTTTCCCTATAAAACAGCCTCCGCCACCTGCACCAGCAACGCCAAAACCTAGTTGTTCAGTGAGTTCTTTATCCATTTAGACAACATCTAAACCTGCGGAAATGACTGCTGATCCAGTGAAGCACCTTCCATAGCAGATGGGTACTGGAAAACCTTGGGAAGTTGTATTAAGTATGCCGCTAAATGAGTAGTTTTTGATCTTATTAGCATTTAGGTCAGGAGCTTTAGGAGTAGGAGAAAGCATCTGAGCAACACCTGAAAGCATTAAATAAATACCTAAATTTCCTGCTGCTGCAACCATCATTGCTCCGAAACCTGCTCCCGCAGCAGCACCGAAGCCCATTCCTCCTGCTAATCCCATGCCTACTACAGGGTTAAATATGGCAATACCGACAAGCAATGCACCTGCTAAAAATCTCCCCGCACCACCAGCACCCGCAATAACAGGGGTAATCCTAAAGGTCTCTTTCTCGCTCCAAGGGAGTAGGAGCTTTTCTGCGTTTTCTTCGTGTATACGTTCTTTCCCTAAAAGAACCTTATAAGCAACTCCATCTTTTTGACTATCTAGTAACCATTGGTCTAAACCAGGAAAATTTGCACACAAAGCTTTAAGTGCTTCCGCTGGAGTACGAACGTCAAACTTGAACTGGCTTTTGCCGCCCAAGCGTTTTTTCAATTCTCCGTAAACCTTAACGACTTTCATGCCTTAATACCTTCGCAGTATTCTTTTGATAATAGCCCCCATACACATCCCTGGAGGACAATCTTCCTTGAACGTGATGGAGAACTAAATTCTCCCCCAAGAAAATAGCAGCATGATTAGGGACTGGTGATTCTATTTGCATTAATAAAGCATCTCCAAACTGCAATTCTTCTTCTTTTATCTCATGGAAACCTTCTCTTTTGAAGTTATCTAAATACAAATTTTGTCCCTTATGCCACCAATCATCTCGCCTTTCGTAATCTTTTAGGTTTAAACCTAATTCTTTGTTATACCAATCTCGACAAAGCGTATAACAATCAATGATTCCATGAACAAATTCTCTGCCGACATAAGGCAATTCATAACCAGAAGGCTCACAATAACCCCATAATTCTGTCTTTGGATTGACAACGTGCCAGGGTAGTCCTGTTTTTTCGCAAGCCACCTTGTCTGCTTGTGATGGAGCGTGATTAGTTTTCGGATGTGAATGAACGACTGCTACTATTTCTCCCTTATCTTGAGCTTCGGCATAGTCATTTGGATCTAATACAAAATGTTCATAGGGGGTCTCGGCTATGTTTTTACAAATGAAATAACGTCTTTTTCCCTTTATAACAACAACTAAACCACAACTTTCTCTTGGAAATTCTTCTTTAGCTTGTTTAAGTGCAGCCTCTTGAATGTTAGTTGGTAGCATCATTTGAATCTTCCTGCGCTTGGGAATGAACCGAAAGGTAGCTCTCCGTTTTCACCAAACCTCTTCTTGCAGCTACTTAAACGTTTGCCGCATCGATCAGCCGCCAAAGTGGAGACACTATCATCGTTAATATCAAAATAATTACTGCCTGAGTAGCTGCACTCAGAACTTCGATAAGCCCATTGACAAATATTTGCTACTAACTGTCTTTTCGGAACGTGCATACCCGCAAGGTCAAATTTTGAAGCAAGTTCAAATACAACACTATCTCTATTTTCTGAAGATTTCCTATCTATATACCAACGTTCTTCAGGCCATGTAGCGGAAGGATCAGCAGCAGATTCTCCATCAAGATATTTCTTTAATGTCCTTATTCTTCTTACTTCCGCGCCTCCTAAGTCATTACCTGCTGTTGTCTCATTGACATCAATCAGTAAAGCTGAAATAGAGGCGGCAAAGATAGGAAAATTATTAGCAACCGTAAGAGTTGGTCTGGGTAAACTTCCCGCCGAAGTGAAATCAAAACCATCCGCCTGAACTGGAATCCGAATGTAAGAATTACCGTTCCAAACGATGTTACTTACTTGGTCAGTTGCTACTCCACAGTGCCATCTAGTTATAGTTGTTGTTCCATGTAGTTCTAAGGTTGGTCTAAGTTCAAATAATTCAATGACAGTATCAGGAGCTAATGAAGATAAATCGTCGTAAAGCGCACTGATACCAGTCCATGTCGCTGTTCCATCTGTTGTTGTTCCGTTAACGTCTGTAGGCCAGGGAGGTTCTGAACTTCCAGAAGTTCCTGCAACAGTACATTTAAAAACAAGACCAGTTGGCTGGAGCGTTACTGCTCTTCTTATGTCACCAACGCTATAAGCAGTTGAACCAGCCCAAGCAGTAAAAGCCATTTATGGTGAAAATGTTTGACGGAAAGTTGCACTTATTTTGCTTCGTTGGAAATCAAACATTGTTCTAGTCCAACCACCGCAAACATAATTACCAGAAGTTGCTGTATCTGGTGGAGTCCATGTAAAAGCTGCCGCATCAGCAGCTCTAGCATCTAAAAAAGTCTCAATTTCATCTGCTTCAGTGTCGCTAAGACTGAAATCTACGGAGTAACTCTTTGGATTCTGGTTTAGACCGAAGGTTACTCTTTGCTCGTAACCGTTGAAACGCACCACCCGTACATTCGGTTTGCTGCTTTTACTGACTGAATAGACAGGTTTGTAATCAGGAAAAGTTGCCATTTAAGCTACTCCGGCTAGAAGTCCACCTGGACGTTTTTGTTTTACTAATTCTGCCTGAACTGCGGCAGAAAGCATAGTTCCTAACTGTTTAGCTTGTGAGTCATCACCTTGTACATCCGTTCCAGATGCATCAACATTGACTGTTACGTTGACTGATCCTCCTCCGCCTAATTCGTGATTAGGAACTATTTTTCCGCTGCTACTTGGTACGAATAATTCTGGTCCTTTTTCTCCTACGATTGAAGGTTTTCCGACAGGAGGACTACCTCCATTGGCAAAACCGAATATCTTGCCAAAGATACCTGAACCTTTACTGAACTCTCCCATTATGTTTCCATACAAGGCTTGATTAAGAGCCATATCTAAGAATTTATCTGCAATATTGTTCAACATGTCAGCCCATGTTGCTGTTCCTTTAATTAAGCCTTTGATTCCTTGGGTAATATCATCCCTAATTGATTGATTAATTCCTTTCCATGCTTCTCGTATCGCTACGACCTCTTGCCTTTCCTCTTTTAATTGTTGTATCTTTCTAAGACCATTTCGTAACTCAGTTTCGTCACCTACTTCTCCTGCTTTTTTTAATTCTCTTACTTGAACTTCTATAGCAAATTCTTTCTCTGTTAATAACATATTCTCTTTCAAGAATTGTTGTTCTAACTTCAATTCCTCCACCTTGCTTGTACCCTTGCCATATAATTCGCCCCCAGTCACTCGTCCCTGTCTTTTTATTTCTGCTTGATTTATAAGATTATCTTGAATTTTTAACTCCTCTTCAGCTCTCTGCCTCTCTTTCCATGAACCTTTATTTGTTCTTTCTTTAATTCCAGACCTCTGAGCAAATAGGATAGCAAGTCCTTTATCTCCTTCATTAGCTGCCCTCTTGGCAGATTTAAAGTTTACCGATCTTGCTACTGCGTCAGTTAACTTTTTCAAGATCCCAGTAGCATTAATCCACTGAGCAAGACTTGACATTACCAATGTTGAGAATTTTGTCCATTCATTTGCAAATCTCTGTGTATCCTTTCCAAACTCTTTTAAACCAGCAACACCTTGCTTCCCTATTAATCCAGCGAGTTTTTTAGTTGCTGCTGCCATAGCAGCCGCTTCTCCTTTTAACTTTTTCAGTATCTCCAAGTGATTGCCATAAGCAGTATTTGTTTCTCCTAAAGACTTAATAACAGCATTTACATCTGGATTTATTTCATTGAAAGCTTTCCCAAGAGTCGATATTTTGCCTACAAAAGCATCTATCTGTTGACCTAAAGCACTAAGTAAAATCTGCGCTCCAAAGCCTTGACCTCCCATCAGCCCTTGCGCTCCTGCACCTAATACTCCACCACCTACAGCTCCTACTCCACCTCCAAATAACATTGGGAAACCAGCTCCCAACATTAAATTCTCTCCTATTCTTCCTCTTCTCTCGGCTCTTGCTCTAGCTTCTTCTTTCTTCTGAAGCGCATCAGCACGAGCTAGTCTCTTTCTATCTGCTGCCTCTTGCATCGCTATATCTCTCATCTGCTGTTGAGAAGCTTTTACTTCTGCTGCAATTCTGTCTTGTGTAAGTTTTAATTCCTTTTTTCTCCATTGAGCTGCTTTATATGCAATCTGTGCGCTCTTAGATTCTTTCTTAGTAGGGAGATCTGCTTTTCTAACTCTTCCCTGTGCTGCTCTTAATAAATCATCTATAGCTGCTTGTTCTTTTTTCTGTGCTTTTAATGCTGCTGCTAATTTAATTGCTGCTTGTTCTGCGCCCCTAGTCATAGACCAGAAGCCTTCCATCTCATTCTTCGACTGGTTAACAAGTGTTCTTATCTCATTTAATGATGCTCCACGCACCATGTTCTCTATTTGTTTCTTGACATTTATGATCCCAATGTTGAAATCAATGGCTGTCGCCTTTGCAAGTGCAAAATCTTTACTTGTCTTATTTAAAGCTTGCCCTAGTTGACCTACTGCCTTAAATGTTCCAACAGTAGCCGGAAGAATCTTGTCACCAAAGGCCATTGCTGCTATAGCAGCAGCACCCCATAAAGCTGGATGAGCACTTAAAGCAGCACCCATATTATTTAAAGCTGCTGCTACGCCTGTTGTTGGAGTAATCGATCTTCCTAGACCGCCGATTAGGCCATTAACAGCATTGGTTACTCCATTTACAGTTAAAGCTGCTCCGGCCCCTGAAGTAAGAATCCCTGCAAATATTCCTTTACCTGTTGCTCCTCCCCCAGCCTTACTCAGCCCAGCCATCTTGCTTAAGGACTGCTGTAATTTTCCTACTGATTTAACTGCGCCACCTGCATCCCTACCAATCTTCCCAAAAACATTTCCCTGGCTATTTATTTTTGATAGACGCTGTGAGACACGGTCTAAACCAGTAACTAATTTCTGTTGAGCCTTTGCACTTGCCTCTAAATTCTTATTTAATCTGTCTAACGCCTGTAAATTCTTTACGGCAATATTAATATTTGCATTGACCCCTCCACTAGCCACGATAAATTCTCGTCAATAGTGCTTTTAGTCTACCGTCGTTTACGAGCTTTTTCTAATTCTTGCTCTTGTTCTTGGTTAGTAATTTGAAAATATGCGCTCCAGCCAAGTATTTCCTCTAGTGTCATCTGTCTAACTTCGGACAAAGATTTACCTAATTCCTTGCCTATACCGAACTGAAGCCTTAGTAAATTATCGTGTTTTAGTTCGGTAGCTAAGATTTTGGGTCTATCTCATCATCCTCATCTACGCCTAGTACCGCTAGCATTAATGCTTGTAAATCCTTGTCTTTAACCTCGTTCTTCAATACATCAATCTCGCCAGGGGAGAATAATTTTTGCCCATTCTCATCTAGAGCTTTATTAATAAGAAGTTGAAGAGCGAAAGCATTGGCATCATCACTTTTAGCTCTCTTTTGTGCTCTTTCCCTTTCAGCCATTGTTAAGGGTGTTACATACATTTTGAACATAGAACCATCAGATAGTTCTACTTCTCTAGGAGCAGGTTCCAGAGAAGCTGCTTTCCTTAAGCGATCAATAGCTTTTAAAGGGGATGGCATAAAAATAGTTTAGTGTGTCACTACTGTAGCGTATTAGACAGTAAAAAACCTCGGCAGAACCGAGGTTATTATCGTATAAGTAAATTGCTAGTGCAATATTAAGTCTTAGATAGATCGAAAGTAGGAGCAATGCTTGGACGGAAAGCAATGTCTACTGACTGACCATCATCAGGGTTAACACCCAAACTTGCTGAAGTCAGAATGACTTCTGCTGTAATCGAACGACTGGATGCGTCGTCTACACTTGCGCCACTCATAATGCGATCCAAGTAGAGCTTTACTTTTGCACCTGATTGCTCACGTTGAATAACGTCTTCAATCATTCGGCTGGAAAGTAGGGTGTCGTCATCTGTTGTGTAAACAGTTGCGGAGCCTGAACCATCAGCAAAACCGGAGATGAATGTACGGAATGGAGCTGTTTGACCAACTGTTTGTCCGATTGTTGTTACATCGATCTCTGCTCTAGTTATTTCAAAACTCCATTCACGAACAGAACCAACAACTGCTGGTGCGGTGTAGATAAGAGTTGCATAATCACTACCAAAACCACTTGGGGCTGCGGTGGCTGTTAACACAGATCCACCTGCTGTCGCAGAAAGAGTTAATTCACCTGTAGCAGCATCATAAGTCTTAACAAACTTAGCTCCTGCGGCAATGCAGTTGGTTGTTGTTGCACCGCTTGGGTATGCAAGAGTTACTGGATCATTTACCTTGAATCCTAAGTAAGTTCCTACCTGTATGTTTGATGTATCTCCACCTGAGCCAACAGGGAAGTTAGCAGCGGTGATTTTTGTGGAACTGGTTCCTGCGGGGGAGTAATACAATGCACCCGCAGTACCCGAAAGAACAGTAGCCATGTTTAAGGGAGTTAGGTTTGGACATACGGGTGCTACCCGCTATGTAAACAGTTTAGCGTCTATTATCCCTTATATTCAAGAAATAACAGTTGCTTGAAAACCAGTTTCTATTCTTGCGATGAAAAAAGGTATTTCATCGTCCGTCCCATCCTGAAATCTTGGTCCCGATATTGCCCCCGTTCTTACATATACCCCACTAGATCCTTTAGCGGTATTGTTTATAGTTTGCAGCGACGTATAAGCTGTATTAATTAAAGTCTGACTTCTAGCCGGACCCTTACCCTTCTCTGCACAAGCCCTAATAACAATAGACCCCCTTATCTGATCGTGCATTGCGGTTAAAGCAGATTCACTTACCTCTCCAAATTGAAGATTTATGTGAATAAATTCATCTGTAGTTTCGGATAAAACATTACTTAAATTGTCAAAATAGACAGGAACAGCAGGTGATAATGCCGCAAATGCCGTGGCTAAAGGAGCCTCAAATTTTGAACGAACAGCCTGGAAATCCATTTAATTAAAGAGAGGAAGCCAAATTAGAAGAAGGTTGCCACCACTGTTTTACACCTTTTTCTACCGATTTCTGCAAAGCCCCTCCGTACACGTAGTTTGAATACCAATCTAGTTCTGCGGTACTGACTGACTGGCCCCCACCACTCTGAACCTCACCTCTATAAGTTAATCCTGCGGCTCTAGTACCTACTTTTACAGGTTGTTTTATAGGGTAGCCAAGGGGTTTAAAGAAACGGCCCATCTTAAGATCAAGGGCGTAATCGGCATAGGGCTGTGTATTCTGTATCGAAAATTTTATGGCTCTCTTAAGTTCTCTTGGATGATTATTGAGTTTAGGGATATGACTTATTCGATAAGGAAAACGCCCTTTTCCTCCTGCCCTTCCTCCTCCTAAAGGTACAGCCACCCAACTTCCTCTAAATTCTCCTGAGTACGCTGGGCCTAATCGCGCCAGCTCATTTATTACTTCTAAGGCTGCTTGCCTAGCCATTTGATTAACTTCGTGCTGTATTCCTCCAATAAACTTTTTAGGGTCTAGACCTTTATTTTTAGGCATTATTGTGTCCTCGCTATAAGCGTATGAAGAATAGGTTTATCCCCTCTACTTGTAGATACAGCAACTATTCTTGCAACTTTTGTTGCTCCTGCTTCGGTGTATTGGATGCGATCTCTAGTGGTTGGATAATAATCTCCTAGTTCTTTGTTACCAATTATTACTTTTATATCGGTTTTTTGATAGAGATCCTTTGTCTCTTCGGGACTTAACTGTGTGATTAGTCCTTTTAATGAAACATTTGTATCCGAACCACTTACTACTCCCGTGGTTGTGTTGTATGTCTGCGTACTAGCCGCCTTAATGAAAGTGATCGAAATACCCCACTGACTTAAAAGCTTTTCAGGAATAGCTGCGAAAGTAGTGTCTGTTAGAGCCATATCAGCCTCTCACCGTCCTTACCTGATAGCTACCAGAGCCGCCAAGACAATAAGAACCAATATAGGACTGAAGCCACGGATAAACGTCAAAAACATTGTTAACCGTTCCAGTGCCTTGGCTTTGCGTTGAATACTTTACTTCCATATCACCTAATTTAACCTCTTCGATATTACCGTCAGTTCCTTTATTACCCGTCATTGCATCAGTATCATTAGCAAGTTGTCTCGCTAATTCATATTGTGCGTACTTCACATCTTTAGGAATGGCATCACAAGTTAGTTCAACATTATCTACCTCGTAGTTATTTCTAGGCCATTTCAGTGCTTGGTCATCGTCACAGCGAGTACCGTAGTAATTCAAACTGTCGATCCAGCGACACGCTGAAATTAATGCCCTATTTTTAGCGTCATCACTTTTATCATCCCAATCTGTTTCACTTGGAACGGTTTCAAAATAAAGATCAGCCTCGTTCAAAGTCACATAACTATTAGAATTTGAACCCTTTAAGGTGGCGTGGATAGCTGCTGCCACAATGTAATTAGTAAATCTCCTTTATATCATAGCGTCATAAAAAAGCCCCACCCGAAAGTGAGGCTAATTTATGCAGACCTGCTATAAGACTAGATCAAATGGTTGATAAGTCTAGTGGGCTGTTAACTGTTATTTGAACAGCAGGGATTAGGTCCACATTGTATGTAGCTCCCCACTTGTTAGCAGTCGCTAGGTTTGCGTTTGTTGGGTTGTCGCCAGCATCAGTCCACTTAGTACCCATTACGTGATACGCAGTGTGGTAGTCAACAGAAAGTACATTCTGCTTAGACAAGATGTTGCGATCAGCTTCAATCCTTAGATCTTGCTGAATACCTTCAAGAATTGTTCCACGCTTAAGTAAGTAGCAATAGAACTCTCTTAGATGACCGCCTGTACCAGGAGCAACTGTGTTAACAGCTTCGTCAACAACAACTGTGCATCCTGCGAACTGACCGACTTCCTTGGCTCCGATGCCAACTCCGCCACCACCCCATGTAACAGCGCCATCGGCAACCATTGCAGCAGTAGAGAAAGTTAACATTCCTACCTGATAGAGGTAGTAAGCAACTGAAGGGTGAACAACAAGAATATCTGGCTCTTCACC